ACCACGGGGCAAAAACCCGTGTTCACGGATGTGGTCGTCAATGTCAATGGCAAATCATATTTGAACGATTACGCAGTTGCAAAGGGTATCATGAATTCGTATCATTATGGTTCACAAGATTATTTGAATAGCAACCAAGATACCACCTTCAACCAAAATAGTGTAAGTGACATTTCCCAACAAATGCAGAGTTTACAAGCCATTGTACAATTTAACCAAATCACGATGTATCGCAGTTCAATTAGTGGACCATTGGCAACGGATTCAACAATATGGTTAAACATCCCGATGGAAAGCCAAGTATCAATCGGGTATGTACAAAACATCACGGCAACCTTGGCACCATCAAAATACATTTGCACCGATGGCGGTCAATACAAGTTTACCGCGATGGTGGAGGCGGAACAATCGGGTAACAAGCATTCCACATTTGCAATTCTTGTTAATGGGATTCCAACAACGGGTTACGGAGGTATTGCATCGGATTATGGGGTGGTAAATTTTAGCACCATTTTAGACCTTTCACCAACGGATGAAGTAACATTAGCATGGAAACCAAAAACGGGTGGAAGCCACACAATTTATGTGACCAACGCAAACTTTTTAATACTTAAAAAATGATATTACTCATTATAAAATTAGCACAAGCCCAAGAATGGTATGGGGTATCGGAGACGGTGGAAATTGCCAAAGGTAAAAACCAATACAATCAAACATGGGGTCAAACAACCAAAAGCATTAAAAGGAGAATCAAATCATGGCGGAAGAAATAAATTATAAAGTCAATGTTGACACATCGGGGGTCAAAAAATCGGAAGGGGCGTTTGCGAGTTTTCAAAGCAAAGCATCCAAAACCTTTGATGGCATTGGAAGTAAAATAAAAGATGTCGGGAACAAGTTTGGGGAACTACCAGGCTCGGTTGGTGTTGCATCATCGGCATTAATGGGTTTAGGCCGTGCCATGATGGTATTGGTGGCAAATCCGATAGGTGCAGTTATCGCCGCATTGGTGGGCGTATTCGCAGCGTTAAAAGGGGCATTGACAAAGAGTGAAGAAGGGATGGATTCCCTTGCCCGTTTAACATCAATTTTTGGTGCCATTTTGAATCCAATTATTCAAGCGGTTTCATCGTTTGCAGCATTATTGGTTGATGGGTTGGCAAATGGTTTGGAATTGGTTGCGAGTTTGTTTGGTTCTGCGGCGAATGAAGGAAAGAAATTAGCAAATTTACAAGACGAGTTAGAGGATAGGGAATTGGCATTAAACGAAGCCCGTGCAAAAGGTAACAAAGAATTGGCACAAGCCCGTGAATTGTTGTCGGATTCAAATGCATCATTGGAAGATAGAAAAAAAGCATTAGAGCAAGTACGGAAATCTGAAACTGATTTAGCAGCGAAGGAATTGAAGTTTGCACAAGATAGGTTAGCCGCAGCCCGTTTAGACCAAAAATTAAATGGGACAACCGAGGAAACCAAAAAGGCAATTAGTGCGGCCACAGTTCAAATGCAAAATGCGGAAACTGAATTAGCATCAAAACGCCGTTTGTTTAATCGTGAAGCCAAGAAATTAGATGCCGAAGAAGAAGCAAGAAAAAAGGAAATGGCAAAAGCCGAGGAAGAACGGGCCAAGGAGTTAGCAGCAAAACAAAAAGAATATGCGGAATCCAGAAGGAACGCATCCGATAAAATTCGTGAAGCAGACCGCAAAAATATAATTGATTCTATTAAGGACGAGGAAGCCAAAGCGCGAAAACAAGCGGAGTTTGATTTGGATAACGCCAAGCGTGAAATCAATCGTGGTCAATATACGGCAAAGGAAAAAGCGCGATTGCTTCAAGAAGCGGAAGAAGCCAACCAAATTAAATTAACCCAAATTACCACAGATGGGGAAAAGAAACGACTTGATGAAAAGAAAAAAGCGGAGGATGAGTTAAAAGCGTTTATGGAAAAGTCGGCCCAAGACGAAGCCAAATTTATTGACGAACAATATGCCAAAGAACAATTGCGCTTAACACAAACCATCACAAATGAAAAGGATTTACAAACCGCGTTAACTAATTTGGAATTAGACCGACTTACTAACCAAATTCAAGCAAGAAAAGACGCGGGTCAACTTACCACAGATTTGGAATTGTCATTGGCTAATAAGCGTATCGACATTGCCAAAAACGAAGCCGACCAAAAAAAGGATTTAGCCAAAAAAGAGTTAGAAGCAAAGTTAGCCATATTCGATGCCACATCAACCGCCTTATCATCCATCACACAATTGGTTGGAGAAAGCACCGCAATGGGTAAATCATTGGCAGTTGCCCAAGCCATCATTGATACATACACGGGTGCAACCAAGGCATTTGCACAAGGCGGTGTATTGGGTTACATCGGTGCGGCGGGAGTAATTGCAGCGGGATTGGCAAATGTTCGGAAGATTGTATCGACCGAAATCCCAGGTCAAAGCGATTCGGGTTCAGCACCAAGCATGGGGCCAAGTGTTTCAATTATCGGTGGCACCGTTGATCCATCAGCACAAATGGCAGCGAGTTTGAATAAGAGTTTAGGCAAACCTGCAAAGGCGTATGTGGTTGGAAACGATATGAGTTCACAACAAGCGTTGGACAGACGGATTCAAACAAATGCAACATTCCCAGGATAATTAGTTTTATAGGTAATATGAAAACATCATTTGAAAAATTCATGGCATCAAGTGCCGTTCAAGAAGTTCAACCAGTTAAAGTTGAAATGGGTGAAATAAAAGTAGAATTAGCACTTGACGATGTAAACGCATTAGTGACAAGATATTTTCAATATACAGATAATGCACAAGGTCAATCAAAAGGCATATTGGGTTCTTTGCGCCAAGTATTGTCAGTATATGAAAATGCATTAAAACAAGAATCACCTATGCAAAAATCCAAAGTTATGATTGAAAAAATGGCTGCGGATTTTAAGTCGATGGGCGTAACAGTTAATCCAAATGATTGGGAAGAATATCGTATTTTATTGCGTGCAATAAATGATATTTCTCTTATGAAAGCACAAGCACAATCAATTCAAAAAGCAATTTCTTTATTAAGTTAAGATGAGAATCGTTGAATTGATATTGGACGACCAACAATTGGCAAGTGGCATTGATGCGATAAGCATTGTGGAAGCCCCCGCCATTGAATCCAATTTCATTGCATTGAAATCCCATGAAATAAAGTTTGCCCAAGTGGATGCAGAAAAACGCATCTTGATGGGTCCAGTATTAATTCCCGACAAACCCATTTACCGCAAACAAGTGATGAATGGCGAGATGCAAGAATTTTATGTATACTTTTCAAAGAACACCGTATCACGGGCATCGCAAATGTTTTTGATGAAGGGTAACCAAGGCAAAGCCACATTGGAACACGACATGGCGTTGCAAGGTATTTGCATGGTGGAATCTTGGATTAAAGAGGACATGGAAAAAGACAAGTCGGCCATCTATGGTATGAACGATCCGATTGGAACTTGGATGGGGTCATTAAAGGTTACCAACGATGAGATTTGGAACGACTATGTTAAAACGGGTCGTGTTAAAGGATTCAGCATCGAAGGTTATTTTGCGGATAGGTCAATGCCATTGTCAAAGGTTGAAACCGATGATGAAAAATTAAATAAAATACTTAACATACTAAAAGAATATGAAACTACACGGAATTAAAGTTGAATTTGCATTGATTGACGATGTCAACAAATTGATGGATAGTGCCAATGCATTATACGATTTGCAAGATTATTTTATCAAAGCCGAAACTCAAGCCAAAAAATGTTTGGCATTGTATAAAGAAGCCGAAAAGAAAACAATTGAATCATTGAATTTTGCAAAACAATTAGGGGATTCAAGAACTATTGAGTTGTTCCAAAAAAAATTAAGTGAAATACAAAATTCAATTAAAGGAACTGAAAAAAACCTTGCTGATTCATCAGCGTTTGCAAAGCGATTCTAATTGTAAAAACCTAACAAGATAAACAATTAAAGTATTTTAGATATGAACGCAACCGAAACATTAAACCGCGTATTGGCAACTTTGGGATTAAAGCCCGAGGAAGCGATTGTGGTTGATTTGGCACAAGTTAAGACCGAGGATGGTCAAGCCACATTTGAATCAGACAATTTCGCCGTGGGTGAAGCGGTATTTATCGTTACTCCCGATGGTAACATCCCAACACCAGAAGGTGAATTTGCATTGGAAAACGGAAATGTAATGACCGTGGATGCAAATGGTACAATCGTTGAAATCGCAACCAAGGAGGAAGAAGCCCCCGAGGAAGAAATCATCGAAGCCGAGGATATGCCGATGAAGGACGAAATCGCCGAGGCAATGCCAATGGCAAAAAAAGTAGTAAAAAGCAAAACCGAAATGGAAGAATCTTATTTCAGCAAACAAATGTCAGAATTGGAAGCCAAGTTTGAAGCCCGTTTGTCAGCATTGGAAAGCGAGAAAATCGCATTGAGTGTTGAGAACAAGGAATTGACGGATAGATTGGCTAACGAACCAGCACCACACACATTGCACAACCCAGAATCAAACGGACAAGCAAAGAAATTGCAATTCCACATGGGCAATAAAAGAGCCGAATCAGTAAAAGACCGAGTATTTAATCAACTATTCAACTAACCACGAAAATGAACAATAAATTAAACAAAATCAATTTGAGTGGCCCAACAGTTTCCCCCAATACCTACGCGGGTCTTTGGAGTGGCAAGTATGTGGCCGCTGCCCTTTTGTCGGGTGAAACCTTGTCAAAAGAACTTATCACATTGCACCCCAATGTTGCATTCAAAGAAGTAATCCGTAATTGGCAGAACTCTGTATCAATTGATGCCGCTACTTGTGATTACACAGACAACTCATCAGTAACTTTGGGTGAATATGTGTTGACCACAGTTGAAAAGCAAGTAAACATGACTTTGTGTAAAAACAACTTGCGTACAACATGGGAAGCAGCCCAAGCGGGATTCAGTGCATTTGAAAAATTACCAGCAACATTTGAGGAATTTTTGTTAGCCCAAGTGGCCGCAGAAGTTGCCCAAGGTGTTGAATTAGGTATTTGGAAAACCAATACATTCTACACGGGTGGTATGGTTCAATACTTGATTGACAACTCGGCTATCGTTAGTGCGGGTTCGGGTGCAACAAGTGGGTCAAATGTTGTTGCTCGTTTGCAATCAATGTTGGATGCATCTCCCGCCGCGTTATATGGTAAGGAAGGATATCAATTCTATGTTGGTCCTTTGACTATGAAGGCCTATCAAGCGGCGTTATCTGCGGGTAACTACAATTTCCAATTCTATGTTGGTGAAAAGCCAATGAACTTCCAAGGTATTCCCGTTACCATGTGTCCAGGTCTTAACGATTCGGATTGTGTGTTGGGTCTTAAAAGTGATTTGCACTTTGGAACAGGATTGTTGAGTGATTACAACGAGGTGAAGGTAATTGACATGAGTGACATTGATGGTTCACAGAATGTTCGTACAATCATGCGTTTTACGGGTGGTATCATTGCTACTAACCCAACTCAACAAGTTGTATTAAACATAACCTAATAATATAGGATAGATATAAACTTGGGGTGGGCATAAACACCCACCCCTTTTTTTTAACCAAGATAATAGAAAAGATATGCCAAGTTGTGGAACATTATTAGGAAGATACGAACCATGTAAGCAATATGTGGGTGGTATTAAAGCAGCGTATTTCGTGCCATTTGAATTTGCAAACCGAGTTACAAAAAGTGTAACGGGTGTTGTGACTTTGATTGACAACGGAACAAATACAACGCCAATTGCAGCCCCATTTTGGGAATTGAAAGGTTTGTCAACCATGGAAACCACCATCACCGCATCACGCGATAATGGAACATCAATGTATGAAACCATTTTTACTTTGTCATTTAAGCCAAGTGGATTGACTGCCACCACGGGAGATGCCGATATGGATGCAATCCAAACATTGACCAAAGGTAGATGGCAAATCATCGTTTGGGATAGAAACGACCAATTTTGGTTGTTGGGTGAAACCTTGGGTTGTGATGCCAATGGCGGATCATCTTCATGGGGTGTACAGATGGGCGATGCCCGTTTGAATACAATCACTTTTTCAAGCCAAGAAAAATTACCCCCAGGAATTGTTGATGCCAATTCAGCGGCGAGTATCGCATTGGTTATTACACCAACAATGCCAGTTTAATTTTAATTATATTTCTATGTTTAAGCCCTCACCATTTGGTGGGGGTTTTTCATTTATAACAAAAAATGTATTTCGCGTTTTATAACTATGCACATCAATAACGCATCCACCAATATCAATTTCACATCCTTTGTGGAATTTACGGGTGTATCAACGATTGAGGTGTGGCACAAGCCCACAAAAACGATGGTGACGGCCACAAGTACCCCAAGCAAGTTATATTCGTTCTACACGATGAATTTGCCATCATTAACCGCCATCAATGCGGTTGCACAAAACACCGATGAGATATTAATTCGTGTATTCAATACAAATAATTTGGTATGGGAGTATTTAGGTTATTGGATTACGGGAACAACCAACATTAACAACACTTGGAAACAATGGGATACAACGGCCCCCGTTTCACCACAATGGATAACACTATGAGTTTAGAATTTATACAACTACAATCATACACCGCCCCATCAATCATTGAGCAAAAGAACAAAGATTGGGTGCAATATGGTGACGATAACAATTATTATCAATACTTGATTGACTTGTATCATGGTTCACCAACCAATAATGCGTGTATTAAAGGCATTGCAGACCAAATTTATGGCAAGGGATTAGAGGTGACAACAACATCGCGCGATTTACCAGGTTACATTGAGTTCAAAAAAATGTTTAGTGGGGATGATTTACGCGCGGTAATTATGGATTTGAAAATGTTGGGCCAAGCATCGTTTCAACTTATCAAGTCAAAGGATAAGAAAAAGTATGTTCAAGCCAAGCACTTTCCACAACAGACATTACGCCCCGCCAAGTGCAACGATAAGGGCGAGATTGAAAAGTATTATTATTATCCCGATTGGGCCAATATCAAGCGTGGAACACAACCCACAGAGATAAGGGCATGGGGTTACGACCAATCTTCAAACGAATGTATACTAACCATCAAACCATATTCAACGGGTTCGTTTTACTTCGCACCCGTGGACTACCAAGGCGGTACGCAATATGCAAACTTGGAAGCGGAGATATCCAATTTCCACATCAACAACATCATGAATGGTCTTGCGCCTTCTATGTTGATAAACTTCAACAATGGGCAACCACCCGCCGAGGTTAAAGATACAGTTGAAGCCCAAATCAAATCAAAGTTTGGCGGATCGTCCAATGCGGGTCGTTTTATTATCAGTTGGAACGATGGCAAGGATTCAGCGGCGGACATTACCCCAGTACAATTAAGTGATGCACACAACCAATATCAATTCCTTAGTTCGGAATCAATGCAAAAGGTTATGATATCGCATCGCGTGGTATCGCCGTTGTTATTGGGTATTAAGGACGGAACGGGATTTGGTAATAATGCGGATGAATTAAAGTCGGCATCTATCTTGTTTGACAATGTGGTTATCAGACCTTTCCAACGATTGGTTATTGATGCGGTAACCAAGGTATTGAACCACAATGGTTACAACCTTAATATGTATTTCAAGACCTTACAACCCCTTGAATTTACGGATTTAACGGGTAATGTAATTGATGATGAAACACGCGAAGAAGAAACGGGCGTATCGTTGTCATTAAAAAAAAAGATTGATTTAGCGGACATGACCATCGCGGATGAAGATTCGTGGTTGGAACATTTGAAATCCCGTGGGGAAATAATTAACAACG